CCAACTCTCACTCTAGGATCACACCAGATTTCATATCCAGCATCAATTGCATCTAAGCAGAAGGAAACATCTTCCCCACACATATCTTGAACTGCACCAGATTCAAAGACTTGCATCTTAGGAGCAAACCAAGGATACTTCATCTTCTCATTTTCAAATACACCTTTTTCAATCATAACCCAACCAAAGCCAGTATAATCAACAGTGAAAGGCTTAGTTCTCTTAGTGATACCATCAACCATTTCATGGTTCATTACACCACCATTGTTTCTGAAATCGTCTTCATCTAACCAGTGTGCAACTGAAGTAGTCTTACCATCTTCAGTAGAATACCAACCAGCACTAATAGGATGCTTCTTAGATTCATCTATGCCATGTTCTGTAGTACCATCTTCTTTAACATTTTCCACAATTGCATCTGCAGGAAATGCTACGTCACATAGTTGCCAGAATTGCTGACTAGTAAAAACAATATCACTATCAATCCAAAGTTGCCAATCGTACTTAAGTTTACCATCCCAAGGAATCTGATCAGGTCCTCTCAAGACATTAGCACCTAAACACTTACAACGTGCAAAGTTAACCATAGAAGAGTAATCCTGACTAATCTGAATACTCATTCCATTTTGTACCATGTCAAAACATAGTTGAACGAAGTTCTTTAAAAAGACATAAGAGACTCCTCTACCTGGTAGACAGAAAACTATAGTCTTACCACGCATTCTTGCTTTAATGGCATCATAATCCCATTGGGGTGTGTCTTTCTTCGATTTCCCGGGATGTTTTGCCTTTACAGTAAATCCTTTAGCCATGAATTAATTACTCTCCATTTCATCATTATTATATCAGTTTATTTAGTGAGTGTCAATAAGAACAGTCCTCCCCATTATACCGTGCTTCTTCTACTTCAATATAATCTAAATCTTCTTCTTGGTAATCGGTTTTTAATATACCTACCATAATATTCAACATTTCCCATTTCTCTCTAAAGTCATTTACTTCCAGATTATGATAGAGACACCTATCTTTTGCATAGATGTGAAAGACCTTTTCGGAGTCAATTTTTTCTGGAGGATTTTTTATCATCAAAAGGTTTTACCTCGTTACATTATATATCCACATGCCAAACCATGCTAACCCTAGTAAAAGTATTCCAGGTATAACATGGGCATATTCTACTATAGTTATTAATATAGCACCTAGAATAATAAAAAATGGTATCTTAATAAATTGCCAAATAAAAGTATAAAAGGCGCCATTAAGGATTGCTCCTGCTAATATTACTCTCCAAAAATTCCAGTAAGGACCCTTTCTAGGTTGATAGGTTTCGCTACCCTCTTTAACCTGGGGAAATTTTTTCATGAGTTTTGTTTAGAATTCAAGCATGTACCCACTTTTGTAGGTTAGGGATGTTTACTTTTTTTCGTTTGGGCAACGCGCCAGGGTTAGGCATCACTCAGGACAACAAACACTGTCCTATTCACAATACTTAAGAGGGGGAATTAACCCCCACTAAGTATCACTGTGTCATTCACAGTTGTTTATCCAAACTGTTGCACACTGTTTGTATAACTGGAAACACTCATTCCACTGGTAAACTTAATACTATCATCCTCCTTATTAGGGGTAGAGATAGTGTTAAGAACCTCTAGAACTTCTGTTGAGGTTTGTGCATCTACAAGGCGGTCAATTACTGTTGGCATGATGTTAGAAACTGTGTGTGTTGGTTTGTGTTAATCAGAGAACTGTATCTGTGACCTCAGAGATATCATCTAGAACTGCAAGTATATCATTTCCATTATCAGTATTCTCAAGGAGGAATAGGGCAAATGATTTAGACATAGTAAAAAACGGTTTGTGTTAGATAGTGGTGCTTTTAGAGACTTCCCAGGTCTATTGAATTATACTGTAATTATAGATCAGATTATCACAAAGGTCAAGGGAGATGTGTCCTTATATAACAAGTACACTTTAGAGGTGACTAACAATAACTGAACCTAAACTGGTTCTAGTTTGTTATAGTTTTCCACAGGTATGTGTATAAACAAAGTTATACTGTGGAAAAACATATTACCCCTACAAAATGTAAACAGAGGTGTTGACATTTATGGGAGAAAGTGTTATACTTTGCTCCCTA